AATCAATCGAGTTGGTGTCACCTGCTCGTGCTAGCACGTCGCGGACCTTTTGTTGCTGGTCACGACTATGATGTCGCCACATGTTAAAGAAGACATCATCCATCTCCTCGCAATCAGCGAGGAATGAGTAGGCACGCATGATTGAGTCGGCTTTAGTCCGACGCTTGTGCCTCTCTGGAAACGCTAGCCTCACGTAGAGCTCTTCAAAGGAGCGGTGCGCCCGCCCATTAGCCCAACGGTGACCCAGGAACGGCACCGACTCATGAGGCTTGGCAACCTCAGATTTGTCAGCGCTTACCTGAATGCCCAGATCAAGAGCCACACGCGTGATCTCTCGAATGTCCAACCAAGCATTCGTTCCCACGATGCTGTCATCACCCAGGATCATGACCCCGTCAGGGTCAGGAGTGCGACCGACCACCTTCAACCAGACATAGTTGATGATGATCAAGTTGCAGATACTGTCAATCAGCGAGGTAAATGCTGATCCAGACGGTACCCCACGGTGAACCTGCCAGATTGAAGCGTCCGGCAAGACAATTCGTGAGTGGATGAACTCGTTGACGAGACTGTCATACAGCCTTGCGTCTGTGGGATCGTCAAGATTGATGTGGGTCTTGAGAATCCCGAACGCGTCGTCAATCAGCGTTGCCGAGAGTGAGGCGTCGAACGCTGAGAAGTCAAGCGCGACTGTGCGCTTGTACCTCGACTGGAATTCGGAGATGACTCCTCCGATTTCGTGTTTGACGAACGTGTACGCGAACGGTCGCGCTCCTGCAAGCCCCGAGTACGCCGCCTTGGCGAAACGAGAAGCCAGCAGAGTCGTGCTGAGCGGCGCCATCCATACGAGGCGACCCTTTGGACCGCTAGGCCCATGCTGAACGCGGCGGCCAGCCACATAGGGGTCGAAAGCGCGTTGTCCAGATGCAATGTTAATTGCGTCACGGGAAGCGCGTTCCATGGCCTCGTCATTGCTACAGAAGTAAGGAGCCCCAGCAAAGTGAGAACGATGCACGAAGCGATCCATGACATCGTCCAACGAATATGGCGCTCGCCTTCGAGCTCCACCACCCGCTGATGCCAGCGCTGCAG